CTCGCCACCAATAGCCGCATTGCTATGTCCAATCGGCTTTCCCATGTTGTCGTAATACACTTCACGAATTTCAAAGTAATCCTCGTATGAATTACTCATGTTTACTAAGCGTAAGTTCCAAGTCATCATTTCACCCAATAAAAGATTAAAGCCATAAAGAGCATTGCCACGCCTAATATGGCAAAGATTCCAACAGAAAAAATTAATATCAAATTTTCAATCATGTTGAAAGTATATGTTAAGTGAACTTAATGATGTCTATTTATATGTAGGTGTTTATACCTATGTGTTGCTTTTTTGTCAGGATTGCAAGATTCAAGGGCATAGCTATCCCTACTATGAGGAATAGCTTGTCAGTCTTGCTTAGTTCTGAGGTGTATATATTGCTTCGATGTCTTTGTCGTGCCTAGGTCTGTCTTTATCACATCATCGGTCTATCCATACAGGACGGTTCTTTTCTCTATCCAAGCAATAACGGGTAGGAAAGGGTGCATTAGCACCTAGTAGTTTCTAGGGGTATTTACAGCCTTTACCGTTGCAACACGCTTGAGAACGGGCTAGAAGCAGAAATAAAAAAACCCCTTAAGGTTGCTCTAAGTTGAACCCGCTTTAGAAAAGACCAGCCAGCCTTTCTAAAACGCTCAAAGCAACCCTAAAGGGTCTAAGCTGGTAGTAGTAAATCGCAGGGTTCAATCCGCTTACCAGCAAGTATACATCAATTTAATTCAGGCCATATCAATTTGTAATTAGTTGGGAATAAATTTTTGCGTGTAATTAAACCGTGTGATTCTTTTTCTAGCGTTGCCGCCAAGATCACCAGCTTGTCCATCGGTATTTCACCGTTTTGCCACATAGATACAGCAGGAACGCTTACGCCTACCAGCTTGCTGATACGGGTAGGGCCACCAAGAAGTTTAATTATTGCTGTTGCATTCATTTCAGCTATCTTAACATTTTTACAACATATTTGCAAATAGTTCTTGCAATTGTATTTAAGGTAGCTTAATATCTAAATACGGTATGTGCCGTGTTAATAGGAGAACTCTGATGAGTGAAATAGAATCGCAAACCAATGATTTAAACCAGTTCCAAGCCCATTTGGAACGCATCTTTTTAGACCTTGAAGATGGCATCTTTATCACAGCAAGCGAAATAGCAGATTTACGCCATGCCTGTGGTCTACCAACCCCTCGTAACAATCAAATAAATCCTGTCATTCGTAACATTGTGAATGATTTTGGTCAAATTTTTGGAGAAAAAAAATGAGCTTTGTATCAGCGTTAGAACTTAGTAAAACTTATAGCAGAAAAGGCGGCCGTGGCCGTGTTCATTCTGACCATGATGTTGCTTTGGCAACAGACAAAAGCGTTGCTAAAACGGGTCAAGTTGTTTACAGCTTGCGTTTTTCAATATCCGCAAAACTAATCAAAGAAGCCCGATTTATTGAAGGTGACAAGGTTGATGTTTTGTTTGACTTTGAAAGTAGTCCAAAGCGTGTATTGATTGTGCGTAGCTTGGCTGGCGGCTGGAGTTTGTATAACAACAATAAAAATAAAAATTCCCGTTTTAACTTCAAGATTACTTATAGACCTGAAATGCCATCGTTTGAGGAAAGCACCCCTACTAAGGCGGTTGTGACTTCTGAGGGTATTTTGTTTGACATTCCACCAACAGCCATTTTTGGCAGAAATGCGAGAGCATCATGATTATTAGCGATTCATCTAAAGAATTTAAGATTGCCCCTGCTGGGTTACACATGGCACGGCTTTACTCAATCATTGACTTGGGACACCAAGCTACAGAATGGGCTGGTGAAACCAAGATCATGCACAAGGTCGTATTTACTTGGGAACTGCACGGTGACGATGATGCAGGTCTGCCGCTAAAAACAGACGATGGTAAGCCTTTAATCGTGTCTAAGCGTTACACAGTCAGCTTGGGCGATCAAGCCCGTCTGCGTCAGGATTTAGAAGCGTGGAGCAATAAAAAGATGACTGCGGAAGATCGCAAGAACTTTGACCTTAAGAACCTGTTAGGTAAGTTTTGCATGGTTAATATTACGCATAGTGAAGATGGCAAGTACGCCAACATTAGCGGTATTAGCCCTGTACCTTCTGCTCTGCGTAACGCCCAGCCTGAAGGTATCAATGCACCGTTACACTTTTGGTTGGCTGAGTTTGACCAAGCCAAGTACGATGCCCTGCCAAAGTATTACAAGGAGAAGATTACCGAAAGTAGCGAATGGCGTGGCCAAAAACAGCGTGAAGCTAATGAGCCAAAGATTGTAGATGACGATTTGTCAAACATTCCATTTTAAGGGTCAAAATGATAGTTAAAGAAAGAGTGGCAGAAAGTGGACATTGGTATACGAAAGACGGCACTCCAGCCTATACAACCATCGGCAAAACTGGCGAACGGGCAACAACGCTCCGTGACGCACGGAAACTCGGACTTTTGCCAAGTGTTACGACAATTATCCGAATACTATCGAGTGCAGGGCTTGATTCATGGAAACAGCAACAAGTCCTCTTAGCGGCTTTAACGCTACCTAGATTGGCTGACGAACCTGAAGCCGAATGGCTTAAGCGTGTTATGCAAGACAGTCGGGCCACAGGTGCAGAAGCCGCTAGTCGTGGCACGGCAATACACGCCATTATTCAAAGCTATTTTGAGCAGGTTTATATGCCTGAAAAGCCACCGTATTTGGAAGCTATTGATAAAGCGTTAGAAGATGCCTTTGGAAGCCAGCTATGGCTGTCTGAGAAGTCTTTTGGGCATCCGCTAGGGTTTGGTGGCAAAGTTGATTTGATGGCTAAAAAGGGCTTTGTAGTCGATTTCAAGACCAAAGAAACTGACCTAGACAAAGTTGATGTTTATTTTGAACATGAGTTACAGCTTGCCAGCTACCGTGAAGGTCTAGGAATGCCTACAGCCCGTTGTGCCATTGTTTTTGTCAATGCCCTTACCAATCAGGTCAAATTGATTGAAATTGAGCAGGATCGGCTTCAAAAGGGCTGGGAGTGCTTTGAGCATTTGTTGCGTGTTTATCAAATCAAGAACGGAATATAATGGGTCATGGGCGGCAGGGTAGACAAAATCTATGCTCCTTCACGGGACTGCCGACCCACCTCATTAGGGCGTTAAGCCGCCATTGTAGGATGCAGTAATTGGGTAATTTTGCGGCTTTCTGACCCATTGCTTGTAACTGCCAAATACAGCCCGTTGCTTTTTTACACATATTAGGGAAAGTCCCTATAAAAAAGTGTTGACAATGTTAAGATAGCTTAATAAACTGGTGTTACTCCATTGGGGAGTGAAATAGAAAAGGAGATTTAAATGCAAGTTTTAGACATTCAAATTACAGAAGTAGACCAGTTAGGTATGTTGTTGGCTCAAATTGCTGACTTGGAAGCACAAGCAGAAGTTATCAAGAACAACCTCAAGAACGCTGGTGAAGGCCATGTAGAAGGTAACTTGTACAAGTCTTGCGTAACATTGTCACAACGCAAAACTGTAGATAACAAAGCTGTATTTGCAGAATTTAATGTGCCAGCAGAATTAATTGAAAAGCACACCAAAACAACCGCTGTTATTACTTTAAAAGTAACAGCCCGTTAATCAATGGCAGGTCGGCTACTAGTTAGACAAGTACTCGCAGACGAACGCTCATAATAGAACTGACCTGCCGCCCCACTTAGGAAAAATCATGAAATATTTATACTTATTAGCACCATTAGCCCTAGTTGGTTGCAGTTCTTTTGAACCACCAAATGTCAGCTTAGAAACCGATAAAACGGCTTATCACATGACCCGTGCTCAAGTTATTCTTGGCATCAATGAATGTGAAGATGCTGGTACACGCCCCGTAGTGATTACGGCAAAGCGTAAGATTAACGGTGTTACTACCGATGTACCTGTAGAAGTTACCTGCAACCCCCGTTACAAAATATTTCATTAGGAGATCAGCATGAGAGATTTTATTTTAGGCGGTCTGATGGCCATCTTTATTTGCATCATTGTATTTGGCACTAATTACCTGATGCACGGCAATGCAATATAAAAAGTTTGACCAGCGACTGCATGATGCGTGTGATCCCCCTGCCCGTAATGCGGTTGCTGAGTGGCTTAAAAACCTTTGGTATGTCGATGCCTTACCCAACCCTGATAAGTACGCTGTAGACCTTGTATTAAGCCGTAAAGGGGAACATATTGGGTACGCTGAAGTAGAAGTGCGTGATTGGGGCATGGATTTCTGTCCATACGACACCATCCACATAGCTAAACGCAAAGAAAAACTGTTTAGCCACCCCCGTACCACGATGTATGTAGTCACTCGTGACCTAACCCATGCTTATTGGATCAGGGCAGATAAGATCAAGAATTGCCCAGTAATTGAAGTACCCAACACCGCAGTAGCTAGGGAAGAATACTTTTACGATGTCCCTAAAAACTTGTGGAAATATGTAGATTTACGGGAACTGTTTTAAGCGTAAGGCCTTGTGCCTGATTTATCAATAATCAAAGACTGTCTGCGAGGATTATCCCCAGCAACGCTAGGAACAGAAATATGTGTCCAGCGGTCAAATTCTCGAATAAGTTGGTCATATCCTATCCCCGATGCAATAACAGCCTTAACGACTTCATCAGGGGTCATGCTAGGTACACGAATATCTGCCGCACAACCAATCCGATGTTGACTGCTGTCCTTTGATCCTACCGCATCATTTACCTGTTTGCAACGGAACGCTGAATTGACCATTATTGCCTTGCCACCTAAGACTTCTTTAACCTGTTCTAAAAACAAGGCTAAACGCTCTAGGTTGGCTTTTTCAGCATCATTAGGGGTGTTATCAAACTCACGGTGATCGGTGTGTGTGAGTTCTTCTAGCGTGAAATGCTCAGTTAGTTTTGTCATC